ACCTATTACTTGTAATACCATATTCTACTTAATCTTTTTTGATGCGTTCTTACCAAATGGACTTCTTCCTGATTTGATTCTATCTTCAATTATTTTTGCTGATTGTTTTTCTCCAAAATCTGCATCGGGATAAAGTCTATGTGGATTAGTAGGGCTTAAATCTCTAAAGTTTTTTTGCACAGTTAGCGTTTGACCATTGACTCTAACCTTCATAGTTTGGTTTTTAGGTAAGGTCTGCCCTGGTTTACCTGTTTCAAAATTATGAACTTTAGTTGGTTTCGTAGCTTCTCGTTCTGCTACCGCCATATCTTCTTTTCTTCT